ATCTGGTTATCTAAAGAAATCTTCGGTGACTAAAAATAATAAAACTTTTGAAATTGTAGGTTGTACCCCCCAGGAGTTAAAAGATTATTTAGAAAAACAATTCAAGGAAGGGATGACCTGGGAGAATTATGGTTTTTATGGTTGGCATATTGATCATATAATCCCATTAGCTTCAGCTGAAACGGAGGAAGAATTACTTAAGTTATTTCATTATACTAATCTTCAACCATTGTGGGCGGAAGAAAATTTACTTAAAAGTAATAAAATCACCTCTACCAACACCAACAACAATCCCCCTCAATAAAAATAATTAACACTATCCCCTTAAAAACGTTTGATTTTTTAAGGGGATATTCTTATATTTGTACTATTGTTGAACCAAGTAATAAAAATTAAATGGGTATAAACTCAAAAGTGAAAACTTTATTAATTGATGGTGAAAATCTATTTAAGATCGGATTATTTGGTGTTAAGGATTATTATCACAATGAAAAACATGTTGGTGCCATATGGCATTTCTTAAATACAATACAAAAATTTATTGAGGAACATAATTTGGATAAGGTTATGGTTTTTTGGGATGGTGACGAGAATCGTTCATCCAGAAGACTAATATATCCCCAATATAAGTTAAATCGTCGTGAACGTGTTCGAACATATGACCAGGAGTCGTATGATTATCAACGTCAACGTATTAAACAGTATATGGAGGAGTTATTTGTTCGTCAGGTGGAGGTGGATGGTAATGAAGCGGATGATTTAATAGCCCATTATTGTCGTATTTCAATGGATGAAGAAAAGATTATTTATTCTGGTGATGTTGATTTAACCCAACTTATTTCGGAAGACGTGTCGTTATATAGTCCGATCTTAAAGACGATGTATAAGGTTGGTGATAAGGTAAAGATTGATAAGATATATATTCCCCACTATAACATATTAAACTATAAGATATTATCTGGTGATAAGTCGGATAACATTGATGGTATCTATTATTTGGGGGAAAAGAATATTATTAAGTTATTTCCCGAAATACTTGATACAAGAATAACAATTAACGATATTTTGGATAAGGCCAATAAGTTAATATTGGAAGATGAAAAAAATAATTCATTGAAGAATTTGTTGTCAGGTAAAACAAAAAGTGGTATATTTGGTGAAGAATTCTTTAAGACGAGTAATAAGATAATTGATTTGTTTAACCCTTTAATTTCAGAAGATGGAAAAAATGTTGTAGAAATGTATTATAAAGAGTTCTTGGATCCAGATGGTAGGGGATACAAGAACGCCATGAAAATGATGATGGAAGATGGATTATTTAAGTACCTACCCAAAAGAGATAACGCGTGGGTTGAATTTCTAAAACCATTCTTAAAGTTAACCCGCAAAGAAAAAAGAAAATTTAATAATTAAAAATTTATGAAAGAGCAAGAGATTACAAAATTGGAGTTTTTGATGAACATCAACGAAAACATTATCGTACAACGTTTTTTTAACGTTAGGGATTTTAATCCTAAGGCGAAGAATTCAATGGATTTGTATGAATTGATTAATGACTTCAAACGTGATTTGGAACGTCAATTGAGAATTAAGACTGTAACATATATGTTGGATCACCAATATGAAATTAACAATGACCCAACGATTATGGATACATCAAAGACCGATGGACCGGAACATATTAGAATCACAATTAAAATGAATGAAAACGTTTTATTTGTTAGAGAAATTGACGCAAAAGTATATCCTCCGAAGGTTAGATATACAGTTGATGTTAGACCACACTTAAAGGATTTATTGTTAAATTTAACGGATGTTTTTTCTTCCGAAGAATTAACTGTGGATTACTTGGATAAAGTATTGGTTAAGTAATATTTATTAAAATAAAGGAGTAGATTGAACGATGAGCAAGAATAAAAATTTTGAATATTTGGGTAGTGGATTTCAGCTACAACTATTGAATCAATTGGTTGTTGATAAGGATTTCGCTAGGACGATAATTGATGTTATTGACGTGAATTATTTTGAAAACAAGTATTTCAAGTTGATTCTTCAGATGATCAAGGAATATCATTCCAAATACGAGAATGTACCGAATTACGATACATTAAGACAAATCACGTTATCGGAAATCACGCAAGAAAGTGCTTCCAAGTTGATTATTGATACCATCAAGAAAATTCAAGAATCACCAGTCGATGGACAAGAATTTGTTCAAGAAAAAGCCTTGAAATTCTGTAAACAACAAGAATTGCAAAAGGTGATGGTTAAAGCCCAAAAGATTATTGATGGGGGTGAATTCGAGAATTATGATAAGGTGGAACAACTGGTTCGTGATGCCCTCCAGGTGGGACAACATGATAACGATATGATGGATGTTTTCTCCGATCTTGATGAAGTATTGGAGGAAGATTATCGTCACCCAATCCCGATGGGGATACCTGGTATTGATCGTTTATTAAAGGGGGGGTTGGCCAAGGGTGAAATTGGGGTTGTACTTGCGCCGACCGGTGTTGGAAAGACGACCATGTTAACAAAAATCGCTAATAGTGCGTTTAATCATGGGTATAATGTACTACAAATATTTTTTGAGGACAACAAAAAGATCATTCAACGTAAACATTATACATTATGGACAAAAATTCATCCAGACGAGTTAACAAGTAGGAAGGAAGAAGTACAAACACGTGTTAGAGAAATTGAAGCAACCATGGACAATAAGTTAATCTTGTGTAAGATGCCATCGGACAACGTGACAGTTTCACAAATTAAGAATAAGATTCGTAAAATGATCGCGGACGGTGTCAAGATTGATATGGTTGTTTTGGATTATATTGATTGTGTTATATCGGATCGCCAAATTGAAAACGAATGGAAGGCTGAAGGGGCTGTAATGCGTGGGTTTGAATCAATGTGTCATGAATTGGATATGGCCGGGTGGTGCGGAACTCAGGGGGGTCGCAACGCAATTTCCGCCGAAGTGGTGACCACCGACCAAATGGGGGGTTCAATTAAGAAGGCACAAGTTGGACACGTTATCTTAACCATTGCCCGAACTTTACCCCAAAAGGAAATGAAGTTGGCAACAATGGCAATAACAAAATCCAGGATTGGTGATGATGGTATTGTGTTTGAAAATTGTAAGTTTGACAACGGAATGCTGGACATCGATACAGATACCTCAACGACGTTTTTGGGTCATGAAGAAAAACAGGAACAACGAAATAAGGATCGCATTAGAGAATTAATGGATAAACGAAAAGAAAAACAAAAAACAGAATAAATTATGTACTTAAAGGACAAAACATTAAACAAACGGTATTCAATCTTCCCAGTTATCCACAATGATTTATGGGAAGATTATAAAAAAGCTGAAGCCCAAACATGGGTGGCGGAAGAACCGGATTTATCAAAAGATAGATTTGATGAACTTAAAGAAGAAGAAAAAATATACTTAAAAAATATATTAGCGTTCTTTGCAATTTCAGATGGTTTGGTTATAGAAAACTTGGCTAACAATTTTCAAAGTGAAGTTGAAATTTTAGAAGCTCAATATTTCTATGGCCATCAAACTTTTATTGAACAGGTTCACGCGAATGGTTATTCATTGTTGATTGAAACTTATATTAAAGATTTAATTGAGAGGGAATCGTTATTTAATTCGATGGAATCTAATCCAGCGGTCGCTAAAAAGGCGGCTTGGGCTGAAAATTGGATACAACATCCATCTTTTCCTCACCGATTATTAGCGTTTGCTTGTGTTGAAGGTATTTCATTTGCTAGTGTATTTTCAGGTGTATTTTGATAAAAACTACCTAAAGGATCAATATAAATTATCTAAGGATGAAATTAAAAATATTGTGTTAGGTTGTTATGAAGTTGAAAAAGTGTTTATTGAGGAGAGTATGCCGGATGGGTTACAGGGTATAACTAAGGATGACATGTTAAAATATGTTCAATATGTAACAGATATTGTGTTGAACGATTTTGGATGTGACGTGATATTTAATGTTACGAACCCCCTGCAATTTATGCAACGCATTGGGCTTTCTTCGAAAAATAATTTTTTTGAAAATAGAACGGGTGAGTATACAAGGGTAGAGATACCAACTACAATGGATGGAATGTTTGATGAAGAATTTTAATGAAATAAAAAATATGAAAATAATTAAAAGAGATAAGTCGGCACAATCATTTACGCCGAATAAAATTTTGAATCGTATTAAGACTCAAGCCAAGGGGTTAAAGGTTGATTGTGATTTATTATTCAAGGAGGTTATTCCGTTAATAACGGATAATATAACAACAACTGAGATTGATGAAATTATAGCATTCAAGGCGGCGGATAAAGTTATCCGTCACCCTGATTATTCGGTTTTAGGTGGTAGAATATTATTATCAAGACAATCTAAATTAATTGGTAAAGAGTTACAACCAGTTGATATGACTTATGACTTCTTTGCTGCGACAACATTCTTATCGAAATATTCGATTAAAGATGATAATAAAACTCCGATTGAGTTACCG